GCATCAATCACCTCAACGCCAGAGCCAGGGTGATAATGGTTGGGATGGTCAACAGCCTCGCGTGGCTCATGAGGCTCATCAACGCTGTGGTCGATGCGATCAAGGCAAGGATAGGCTGCGGGTTGTTTAATGCTCATGTAAAACCTCGATCTTTGCCTCTAGTTTGTCGATGCGCCTCTCTAGCTCATCGATGCGTTTGATGATGTCGCGCTGCTCCTCAACCTCAAGGTCGAACCTACGAGAGCCCCACTTGTAAGCGAGCCACAGCGCGCCAATGGTGACCACTGCCACAAGGTTGTTAGGGTCGAGCGCCTTCTCTATGAGGGTTGGTGGGATAGCTGTTGGGTCTGCCATCAGAAGCTCCTTGAGTTGGTAGAGATGCCCGCGCGCCTGTTGCGATTGGGTCTCGCTCTTGGAGTATATCCCTCCTTGTTCACCTCATCAGCCCAATAATGGAAGATGCAGTCATAACGCAGAGCATCAAGAGGATCCTCTCGCCCATCCTTCTTGGGTTGCTCTTTGTTATCCCACCCATAGCTGAGCAGAGCCTTGCGTATGCTGTTGCCTGTAGCGCGCTCACCCTTGCGCCACACCTCCTCGGTGATGAGGTAGCGATTGCGAGCGAAGGCGCGCTTGAGGCGCTGCACACCATTGAGAATGTCGGTGCGCACCGGGTCAGTCGTGAAGCGTAGAGGCAGACCAATGCCACCACTGCCGATAGGCTTGGCGATCTCCCTGAACGCTGAGCGCCCTGTTTGGTCTGAGCGCGCCTTGCCCGCCTTGTCAGCCACGCCTGTGTCTATCCATATTCGAGCGCCTGGCGCTGAGTCCTTATGAGCTCGAGGCCATGCCACGCGCAGGATCATTTCAGAGAGCTGCGCGATGGTCACCTCTTGAGGGTTGATCTCATGCACAATGACGCTCGCCTCGCGCTCTTCATCATAGACGATGATCATCACCGAGGGCTTACGGAAGCCCCAATCTATTGTGATGCGCCCTGTCATCTCAGGACGATACTTGAAATCACTGATGACGTGGCGCTCAATGTCGAACTCTTGATAGACGAGCCCGCTTGGTGGCTTGGGCTTGTTCATCACCATAGCTTCGCGCTCATCTTCAGGGAGCAGTTTGGTGGCTTCAAACCACGCTTCACTGAGGTTGCTCTCATTGACGTATGACGAGAACAGCAGAGGGTGACACTGAGCCTCCTCTGCCATACGACACCACCACGCATCAGCGACAGGCAGCCCAACCAAGATCAAGGTGGGCGAGGGCCCTGAGCGCAGACGACCGAGCGCCTTATGCGCCACCTCTGGCCCTAGTGTCTGACACTCATCAACGAGCGCCACACCGCTTGTCACGTTGATACCCTCAAGAGGGTTGTGTGAAGCATCGCGTGTGCCAGGTCGGAAGTATGAGCGACAGAGCACCGCTGAGCCTGTGTGGGTGTCAGTCCACTTGTGGAGGCTGTGGTTGTACACCCACCCGCGAGGAGCAAGCCACTTTTCAATCTCAGGCATGAGCACTGAGTTATAACGTGGCGTGGTGTCAGTGATGAGCAAGGAGGTAGTGCTAGGTCGAGTCTTGGCGAGGAACCACATAGCGAAGATCAACGAGGAGGTCTTACCACTACCCCAACCACAGCGCGCAGCAATCACCTTGTCTTTGCGCCTTATGCCCGCGATGACCTCACGCTGAAGCTCGTTGAGGATGAATGGTCTCTCCTTCTCATCACTCATCAATCCTCCTTTAGCATATCCATAAGCGCCCTGCTATTGAGGTGAAGCCTGTGCCTACGCGAGCCCTTCTTATAGCCTAAGCACACCCCCGCCTCTACCAAGCTAATAATCTGATGTTGGAGCGCGCTCTCGCTGATCTCCTCGGTGACATACTCACGACAGCGTGTCTTAACAGGCGCGACATGATCGCCCCACTCACTGATCACCTTGATGGCGAGCTTGGCGCTTGGGGCAAGGCTGCTCTCATTGATAGCTTGGTGGAGCTCATCAGCACTGACCTCTTGCTGAGGCTCTGGAGCAGGTGGGTTGAAGCTGATCTTGGGGAGCTTGCGTGGAAGGCTTGCTACGCTGAAGAAACTCTTGAGGTCTTTGTGGTAGCACATCGCATTATCAAGAGAGGCAAAGGAGCTCCACCTCATCATGCTCATAGGCGAGTCGCGCCCCACGTCACGCCCCCACGCGAGCACGATATCAGACCACTCAGCATCCCAAGAGATTGCCATAGCTTGGAAGGGAACGCGATAGATGCCGAGCGCCACCACCCACAGCGCGTCTGCTTGATGAGCTGCGCGTTGGAGCTCGTAGAGATCTGTGCCCATCATGTCGAGGGTGCTGTGCATCTTATCAATGGGGCTGACCCCCATAGCATCAGAGCGTGTCTTGATCTCTAGCGCGCCCTCAACGTGACCGCTACGCCTAGCCATGACCAGATCGCAGAACTTGCCAGGTGAGGGCCAAGCAGGTCTGCCCACCTCAAGCGGGTCTTTAGTCAGTCGATAGTTAGCCCAATCAGCGCTCTCGATAACCGAGGTGATGAGCGCTTGAAAGCGCGCGTGGATCCTTACAGCGCCCGCCTCCATCTGGCTCTTATCCCATCGTGGAATGATTGAATGGCGCTTGATCTGTAAAGATTCTTGTGTCATAGCTGTCTCCGTTGTAGTGGTGGATTGCCCATCAAGTCGCTTGGGTGTCGGCTTGGTGGGCTTTCTTTTTGACGTATAGGTCAACGATCTCGCGCCAAGGTGTGACAGGATGCACACCCACCTCATAGGCGAGCTCCGTAATGGTGGCGAAGGTAGCAATGAGCGTGACCTCTCCCTCGGTGGGGAGCGTGGCAAACATCTCACCTTCCATGTCAACAGACCACATGGGCATCCTCACAGCTCTGCGCCTGTGGTCGAAGTCAAGCACAGTCCACACCTCGCGCCCATGACCCTCGCGCAGCTCTGCCACGAAGATCATGCCATGAGCGAGCAGATGCGCAGGGAAGGTGACGAGCTGCTCACTCATCGCCCTCCTCCTCATCAGGCTCAACGTCAATCATGCCCTGCGTCTGCTCAAGCATAGCCAAGACCTCAGGAATGCCATCAGCCTTCTTGGTGCTGACCTCGATCTCTCGCTTGGCACTGTAGCGCTCAGGCCACCTGCGCTCCAAGATCCACGCCAAGCCTTTCCAGTCTTGCTTGGCATCGATATGCCTTCTCATCTCAGCGAGTATCTTGCCCTCACCCGCCACCTTAGCATCTTCCACCAAGTCTCTGATGTCCTCATGGTCGCTCATCCAGCGATAGAAGGTACGCCTACAGAGGTTAGCCCCAACACACGCAGCCTCTACGCTCTGACCCTCGCTGAGCAGGTGATACACATTATCGAGCTTCTCAGCGTTACGAGGCGCATGAGGGCCTTGGGTCGCGCGCGCGCTTGTGACATCTGAGGCATCTCCCGCCTCACGCGCAGCCAAGCCCTTGAGGTCACTCTTAGCCATCTTGAAACTCCTTCTCTAAGGTAAGCCTAATCCGTTTAGTCCTGCTGGATGACGTGTTTCTACTAAGCCCGCAGATGTTGCCAATCTGCCAAGAGTTATGACCGTCTAACAGCATTTTAATATGCTGTGAGTGCCACGCATCACCAACGGCTTTAAAAGCGCGCTCAAGTCTATCTTCTGCCTCAATAACTTGATCAGGGAGCTCATCAGAACATATACCCTCAAAACCCTCAGCAAGCTCAAACTCATCGTTAAAACGCACTCGCTTGTGCCTGCAAACATTGAGCGCTCGCTGAATAGCAGATCCACGAACCAGGCTGTTAAACTTATTTGGAATAGATAGATCTAGTCCATATTGACGATGGTAAGAAATAATGTAGATAACGACCTCTTGAATGAGGTCATCTGCCGCATCTTCTGAGAGTTGATACTTGCGAGCAATGTTTGCGATCATGCCACGATGGGCATAACACGCTCTTGCGATCATGTCCTCAGTCGTCTTGCTCGTCTGAGCTGTCGTCATCATATTCATCGTCATCTTCTCCATCAATGAGGTTGTCTAGCACCTCCCAATCCTCATCATTATCGATGACAACCCAAGTCTCCTTCGGGAGGTCATCGCTCAAGGCCATGAGCTATCTCCGCCACCCCAAGAGGTAGGCCCGCTGATTGGTGTGCTGTCGGGTACTCTTGCACCAACAAAGCGCCAAGAGTCAACCACAACATCAACATCTTGCATCTTTCGCCCATCCTTCTCCCATGTGCGAGTCTTGAGCTTGCCCTCAATAGCAATATGCTTGCCCTTGGTCACAGCCTTCATAAAGCTCTCGCCTGTGTTGCCGAAAAGAACCAGGTTGAACCAATCAACGCCTTTTTCTCCTTTGCTGTAAGAGTCCACAGCAAGCGAGCAGTTGATAATGT